GGCCGCTCCCGCGGTCGAGGCCCAGACCCAGCCGCTCCACTTCTCGGCTCCCGCCACTCTCCCCTCCGCGGGCGAGTACGTCGCCGCGATGCTGAAGGGGAACCCGATCAAGATCCAGGCCGCCACGAGCGACACTTCCGACGTTCCCGGCCTGATCCCGAACCCGCTCGTCGGCGAGATCTTCGACACGCTCGACGGCGCCCGTCCCATCTTCTCGGCCCTCGGCCCGCGTGCCATGCCCGCCGGCGACCCGTTCTACGCTCGGAAGGTCACCCAGCACTCGACGGTCGGAATCCAGGCCGCCCAGCACGACACGCTCTCCAGCCAGGCCTACCAGGTCTCGAAGGTTCAGGTCGATAAGGTCACCTTCGGCGGCTACGTCGATCTGTCCGAGCAGGAGGTCCTCTACTCGGACGCGAACGCGATCCAGCTCGTGATCGACGATATGGCCCGCGTGTACGCCGAGGAGACCGAGAAGTGGGTCGCGAACACGGTCCTCTACGGGAACGCCTCCCTCGCCTCGGCGACCGTCACCGACTACACCGACGGCGACGAGGTCATTACCGACCTGTACGCCGCGGCCGCGGAGATCTACGCCAACTTCGGCCGGATGCCGACCCACCTCCTGATCAACTCGAGCGTCTGGGCCTCCATCGGCGCGGCGAAGGACTCCGGTGGTAATCGGATCTTCCCGTACCTCGGCCCCTCGAACGCCGCCGGCACCCTCAACGGCGCCGGAAGCCTCACCGGGAACCCGCTCGGCCTGTCCCTGATCGTCTCCGACGACTTCGGCGCGGCCGTGACCCCCGGCGAGCGTAAGGCTCTGATGCTCTCGGCCTCGTGTCTGAACATCTTCGAGGACGCTCGCGGCGCTCTCCGCGTCGAGCAGCCGGCCACCCTGTCGACCCGTCTCGCGTTCCGCGGCTACGTCGCGGCCGCGAACTACGACATCTCGAACGGCTGTCTCGCCCTCTGACCTCCCCCTAGTCAGTAGGACCGCTCGCCCGCCGCTATGGCTACCATCACCTCCGCCTCCTGTACGGACGACGTTGTCAGTCTCACGCTCGACGACGCGACCGGACTAGTGGCGGGCGAGCACGTCCACGTCTACGGCACCGGCTACTCGAAGCTCGACGGCCATCACGACCTCGTCTCGGTCGATCTCGGGACCGACGTCGTGACCTACAACGTGAACAACCAGGACGACCTCGCCGCGTTCACCCCGGCGGCCGGAGTCCTGGCGTCTCAAGTGACGTGGATCGACACGGACGACGTCGCCGAGTTCCTCGGAGAGACGCCGACCGGCGCCGACCTGACGTGGCTCGAGTCGTGTACCGACGCGGCGAACGAGTTCGCATATCACCGGCGCGAAGCCGCCGGCTACAACGATCCGCCGACCGCTCCGCCGAATAGCGCCGTCCGTCTCGGAACGATGCTCTACGCGGGCGCCCTCTACCGAGAGCGCGGCTCGGTGGACTCCTATCAGTCCTTCCAGGACATACCGATTACTGGCCCGGTCGGCTCTATGGGTCAGATTATGCGGCTTCTCGGTATCGGCCGGATGGCGGTCGGCTGATGCTCGCCGCCGAATATGACGCGCTCTGCTCCGAGCTCTCAGGCCTCGGCCTGAAGGTATTCTCGAACGTCCAGGCGCTCCGCCCGGATGGCGTCGTTGTCGACCCGCCCTCGATAGTCTCGATGAGCCCGGCGCTCGTCGAGTGCCAGTACAAGATCTCGTGCGTGACGTCGCCCCCCGGCGACTATCGCGCCGTGAAGGCCCTCCTAACAATGGCCGACGTGATCCTCGAAGGACTCACCTCGGCCTCGAGGATGACCGCCTCCGACGGCATCTACGCCGTCGGTAACCAAGAGCTCCCGACCTACCAGATCACCGCCACACTCACCTACCGGAGGAATCCCTGATGGCAACTATCCAAACCGGACGGACGCTCGACGTCTCAATCGGAGGAACGGACTACTCGGCGCAGGTCGCCGAAGTGTCACTCGTCCCGAACGAGACGACCGAGCAGTACGTCACACTCACCGACACCGTCGCCGTGAAGCAGCCGACGACGTTCCAGCTCCAGCTCCGCGCCTTCCAGGACTGGGGCGAGGTCGGCTCCTTTTGCGACGCGATGTGGACCGCGGCCGCCTCGGGCGCCGCGATCGCCTTCCAGCTCGGCGTCGCCGGCGCCGGCACCTTCTCCGGCGACATCATCCCGAGCTACCCGACCGCGGGCGGCCCCGCGGACGGCGCCCTCGAGGTCGAGTTCACCTTCGAGGTCACCGGCGACGTGACGAAGGCCTGATAGGGAGACGCCGTGGATCTCTCCCTCAAGGTCACCATGAGAACCGGCGAGAGCTGGACCGTGAAGACGGACCCGCTCTCGATCGTGTGGTGGGAACGGATGCGGAAGACGAAGATCTCCGCACTCGCCGACGGCTCCGCCGGAGCCGAGGATCTCTACGCCCTCGCCTACTGCGCGACGAAGCGGACCGACCGCTCGATCGCGCCGTTCGACGACTGGCTCGCGATGCTCGACACGGTCGACCCGCTCGGAGATGACACTCCGGACCCTACGCCCGCGGAAGCCTCGGCCGAATAGTGGCCGAGGTCTCCGCGGAGACCGGGATAGATCCACGAGCTCTCCTCGAGGACTCGGCGATGCTCCTAACCATCGTCGAGGTCCTCCAGGAACGCGCACGAGAAGCACGGAAGCGACGATGAGCAGGGTCGGACTACAGATCGACGAAGGCGTACTGAGCGGCGACGTGACCGCTCTCCTCCGCGACCTTCGTCGTATCGACCCGGACCTCCGCCGCGAAGTCCCCGACCGGATCAAGAACACCGCCGCCGCCCAGGGCCTCCTCGCCGACGTCCGCGCCCGCCAACCGGCCCAACCGACCCGCGGCTGGAACGTCGGCCCCTCGAGGAAGACGTCCCCCGGCCGTCTCAACTGGTCACCTGGCCGGATCCGCCAGCAGATCACCCTCAACTTCCGCGGAAGCCGCCCTCGAGGAGCACCCGTCACCTCGTGGCCGGTGCTCAGAATCCAGTCGAAGAACGCCGCCCAGAACGTCTTCGAGCTCGCCGGCGCGAAGGGCGACTACAAGGACCCTCGAGCTCGAGGCGCGGCCCTCGCCCGCTCCCTGAACCGGTACGGCCGCGGCGGCTCCCGCACCATCTGGCCGGCGGTCGAGGAATGGGCCGGCCGGATCGAACGCGAGATCGAGGACATCTTCGAGGAATACGCTAAGACCGTGAACCGTCGTCGGGCCGCCTGATGAGCATCGTCGCTCCGATCGTCTCCACGTTCGACAACGCCGGCGTCCGGAAGGCTACGAAGGCGTTCGACAAGCTCCAGGGGGCCGCTAAGGCGTCATTCGGGAAGATCGCCGGGGCCGCGAAGGTCGCCGCTACCGCGGTCGCCGGGATCGGCGTCGTCGGCGTAGCGGGCGCCCTGAAGGCGATCGACGCCGCGTCGGACCTCGAGGAAGCGATCTCGAAGGCCGGCGTACTGTTCGGAGACGGCGCGGACGAGATCGAACGGTTCGCCGAGGGGGCCGCGAAGGCGCTCGGCCAGTCGAAGCAGGAAGCGATCGACGCGGCCGCGACGTTCGCGATCTTCGGTAAGTCCGCCGGCCTCGCCGGAGATGACCTCGTCGGCTTCTCGACGGACTTCGTCGAGCTCGCCTCCGACCTCGCGTCCTTCAACAATACGAGCCCAGAGGATGCGGTTCAGGCGATCGGCGCCGCGCTTCGCGGAGAGTCTGAACCGCTCCGCCGCTATGGCGTCCTCCTGAACGACGCGACCCTGAAGGCCGAAGCGCTCGCGCTCGGTATCTACGACGGCGAAGGGGCGCTGACCGCCCAGCAGAAGGTCCTAGCCGCCGAGCAGGCCATCTACAAGCAGACCGCGGACGCCCAGGGCGACTTCGCCCGCACCTCCGACGGCCTCGCGAATAAGCAGAGGATCCTCCGCGCCCAGCTCGCGAACGTCACGACCGAGATCGGCTCGAAGCTTCTCCCGATCGCCCTCCAGATCGCGAACTTCTTCGCCGAACGTGTCATCCCCGTAATCGAGGGCCTCTCCGCCGCGTTCTCCGAGGGCGGCCTCGGCGGCGCCCTCCAGTACGTCCGCGACCTCTTCCTCGACAACGTCGGCCCCGCCACCGAAGCCGCGACCGGCCTCTTCCAGAAGTTGATCGACTTCCTCCGCGATACCGCTCTCCCATTCATCCTCGAGCAACTCGGACGGCTCGGCCAGGCCCTCGTCGACTGGATCGGCCCGAGGATCGAGCCGGCCCTCCGCCAGCTCCTCGAATGGCTTCAGGAGCTCGGCCGGTTCCTTCTCGACACCGGCCTACCGTGGCTTGTCGAGAAGCTCCAGGAACTCGGCCAGGCGCTCGTCGACTGGATCGGCCCGAGGATCCGTCCCGCCCTGTCCGCGCTCGGCGATCTCATCGCCCGGCTCGCGAACTGGCTGCTCGACGAAGGCCTTCCGATGCTCGTCGACAAGCTGATAGCGCTCGGCGACGCTCTCGTCGAGTGGATCAAGCCCCGGATCGTCCCGGCCCTCGAGGCGCTCGGAGAGTTCCTCGTCGCGATCCTCGACTGGCTTCTCAAGACCGCGCTCCCGAAGCTCGCCGAGCAGGCCTACCGGCTCGGCGCCGCCCTGCTCTCCTGGCTGATCGACCTCGCCCC